CTTTTATGAATAGCAGATAAAACTTTCGTAGATCTTTCTAATAAGGCTAATGTAGTACCTACAGGAGCGTTTGGATTACCTTGTCCTGTATTTATTTCTGCAATAGATGCAAATTTTTGACCAGAATTAACCAACATATTTAACAACTGAAGCAAAGTTCCACTTGGTTCTTTAAAAGGTAACGGTTGTATTGAATCTCTAAGAGATCCTCCAGGCGCATCAACATCTCTAAACTCTCCTGGTTGTATAGGAGTATCTTCATCTCTAATTCTAATACCTCTAGTTTTAAAACCAGCAGGTAAGTTTGCTAAAGTTCCTGCATCAATTAACTGTCTCATGATTGAGGTAGATGCTTTAGATAAACCACCAATCATGTGAGTTAAACCAAATCCGTAAAAACCTAAACCAGGTAAGAATTTAAAATGTACAAAGTATTCTATTTTGTTTTTCAGTTCATCATCTTCTTTGTAGTTTCTTCTAACCGATAATATTTCATTTGAATTAGCATCTATGGTAACGATATAAGGAAGTTTAATTCCAGTCATTTCGCCTTCTTCGTCAACGTCTTCGTAACCGTCAATATCTAAATTACAATGAACTTCATATAAAACAGATACCTCTCCATCATCGTAAGATGGTTCCATTCCAGAAAGCTTGTCTATTTCTTCTTTAACACCAGAATAGTTTTCTGCGTTATTACCACTTTCTAAATCTATCTTTCTATAAAAACCTACTGCTTGTAATTTTCTAACTTCGTTTTCTGATATTTTTACAACATTAGTAATTCTAGGACAGGTTTCTAAATCGGTTGTGTAGTAAGGAACAATTAAATCTTCAGGCGCAATAAACTTAGATACAGCTCTACCTAAACTTTCATCATAATAAACTTTCTTAAATGCAGACCCTGCTAGTGGTAAATAAAATAATAGTTGGTCTAATTCTTGGTCGAACTCTTCCATTACATGAGTAATTTGATAGTTCATAAATTCTTTAACTCTTTGTGCTTGTTCTTCTACTAAAGAATCATAAGCTCCTATTACTTGAGTTTTAACTGGACCACCTGACGGCAAAAGTTCTTTGTAAGCTTGAGCTTGGAAGGTTGTTACAGCTTCACCTAATAATGGATGTATCACACCAGATGCACCTGCAAAAGGTTCAGATCTTTCGGCATCAAACTTCATGCCTAAATATTTCAATCCATCAGTATAAGTTTTTTCCCAATCTTCTCTTGAGGCTTTATCTTTCTCAATACCAGCCATTAACTCATTTGATATATTTGCTAGTTGTTGATCGTCTAAGATTTCAGCTAAGTTTTCGTCAAAGCCTGTTTCTACTTCTTCGGTCATGGTTTCGCCTAAAATAGCGCTACCATCTTCTTGCATTTCAAAACCTTCGGTTCCTGATTCCATAATTGCTTCAATAGCAACTTTCATATTTTCTTGGCCAAGCGGCACTTGATTCTCTTCGTTTAAAACCGTTGGATTAATTTCTTTTTCTATTGCCATTAGTGTAGTACTCTTTTTTCTTCTTTCTCAATCATAGAGCTTGGGAATGCATCAACCAAAGTGCCAACAATTTTTAAATTAAAACGTGTAGCTTCTTTTTCTGCTTGACTCCAGTTTTCTGAAATAATGCATGGGCCACAAAATGTTGTACCTTCATCCTCATATTCTGTAAGAAATATTAATAACATCTTAATAGTATACCCTCTTTACTGGCGCTTTCTCTCTATCTTCGTAATCATCCCCAAGAGAAACTAAACCACCTTCTCTAAATCTCATTAAAGCTTGAGTCATAGTATCGCATAGGTCATCATTTTTACCAAAGGGAAATGAAGCACATTCCTCTATCATTTCTTCTGCAAATTTTTTTTCGGGTGCATAAACCAAACCAGACTCAAAGATAGGTGCAACTGAGTGCATTCTTGTAGATTTGTCATGTCCTCTGGTTGGAGAGTAATTAACGACAGGTATACCTAATCTTCTGAGTTCGTGAGTTAAGGGAGTACCCGAAGCTTTTGCCTCAATCAATACCATATCAGGTTCCCAATATTGATATTCTTCGTAAGCTACTCTTTTCAATTCTGGAAAATCCCAACGATCTTTCTGCGCATCTAATAATATGATGCAATCAGGAGAATCGGGTGTAGGTTTAAATACACCCCACGTTGAAATAGCTGAATAGTCTGCTGTTTCTTTTTTACTAAAAGCCGTATCGTAGCTTTGAATAATATAACTTACTGGAGGCAAAGTTTCGCTTTCCCAAGCATTCCACCACTCTCTTTTGACAATAGAACCTTCTTCAGAGGTAGGTGTTTGCATCCATTGTGCATTCCATTTTTGCACAGGTAAAGAAGCTTTTACTTTTTCTAATTCTTCTATAGACCAAAACTCAGGCCATAAAGGATTGTTTGTTTCAGGAAAGATAGCTGGAAACTCTACAACTTCCCATTGGTCAGCTGAAGATTCTTTTTGTGATTCTAGCAACTTAGCCGTTAGATCAATTGAACTCCAACGCGTCATCACAAGAATGATAGCTCCACCAGGCTGCAAACGCTGCCTAGGTCCAGAGGTGTACCATTCCCAACAGGCTTCCATAGCCGTAGGACTCAAAGCGTCTTGCTCTGAATGAGGATCATCAATAATAAGTAGATCCGCACCTCGACCTGTAATAGCTCCTCCTACACCCGCTGCGAAGTATTCTCCGCCTTTGTCAGTTTCCCAACGACCCGCTGATTTAGAGTCTGCTCGTAGTTCTACTTTAGGAAAGATCTGTTTGTACTCTTCAGCATCCATCATGTTACGAACTTTACGACCAAACCTTACAGCTAACTCACCTGTATGAGTGGTCTGCATAATTTTTCTTCTTGGCTGCTTACCCATAATCCAAGCTGGAAAATAAGTAGAACAAAATTCAGACTTGGTGTGACGAGGAGGCATGTTAATAATAAGTCTGTTGCATTTACCATTAGCAACATCCTCTAACTTTTCTGCAAATATTTTATGATGACGGCCACAAATAAACTCAGGCCACATGTGATCAATAAACTCTAGAAATGTTTCTTGACAACCTTGTTGTTTTTTTAATAACTCAAGACGTTCTTTGAGTATAAGTGTTTCTTTAATCTCTTGATCAGAAAGATGTGCTAAGTTCAAAAGTTTTTACCAAATTTTAAATTAAACTCTGGGCCTCTTTGTGAGTTAAGTCCTAGTCCAGCATTAACAAAATATCCCGTATTTGGGTTGTTGTACATATAATCCAGTTGTCCTTTAGCATTTAATAGATTATCAACTACAGCTCTCGCTTGAATGGTTTGAGCGTTACCAACAGACATACTGGGTAAGTTATAACTTACAGATCCTGTGGCTTCTCTTCCAGATGTTTTTCCTGCTTGTATTGAAAATGGCCCTATATTTTGGTTGTATTTAATTTTATCTTGCGTATCTCCTAGCTCATTTATTTCAGATTGCAAATCTATATTTCCATATTTTCCTCTATTTGAATACCTAAGATTTAAATTTCCTGTAAAGTCTCCATCATCTGATTTGTACGCATCTAAAGTTACGTTAGTGTTTGGGGCTACATTAAATCTTTTATCAAAGCTTGTTCCGTAATTATTTCTTCTTACATCAACAGGTAGATTTAAATCATCTAACAAACTATTAATATAATTTGTTGAAAACTTTCTTGCTCTGTTTTCAATATTAGCTCCAGGATCATCTGATTTATAAATATCCATTAAGTCATCTTTGTATTTAAAATCAAATTGATTAAAAAGATTTTTTTCTATAGAGTCTTGAAATGCTGTTCCATACAAGTCTTTTAAAATATCATCTATTTCTTCGCCTGCATTTAATCTTCTCGCAGTTTCTTCTGACTTACTTTCATCTACAGGGCCACCTGTATTGTAACTTTTAGGATCATACAATTCTGAAACATATTTTATTCTATCTTCAGTCGATTTAATATCTCTGTTGTATCTATTTAATCTTTCAGCGTATTTATTAAGTTGAGTAGCACTATTGTTTTCAACATAGTTTTGTTTTTCTTTATGTAAAGATTTTAATTTTTTTATTAATGGAGCTGTGTGTTTTCTTACTGCTTGCGCTCTTTGCAAAGGATTCATAGAAAGTGCTGTCATAGCTAATATTATAGCTTGGCGTTCAGCTCCTTCAGATCCAACTGGACTGGTGCCAACTTCTTTGATTAAAATATCTACATCATTTGGCTTTATAGATCCAACATCAGGTGGGTTTGGCAATATGGTTTTATTTAATTCATTTAAGGATTCTTGTATACCTACAGGCCCTCCAAATCTAAATGCATCAATACCTTTTTCTTTAACCAGCTTTCTTATCTCGTCATCAATCTTGACGTAGGTGCCATCAAATTTATTTTCAGGCCCCTTAAACTCTATATCTTTAGGTTTTAAAACATAATCTTCAGGATTTACACCAAGTTCTTTGAGCATTTTATCTATTTCATTTTCGCCTTCTTTAAAAACTCCTTGTAGTAATTTATTGTCTCGACCACCTTCTTTGCCTAATCTTTTTGCGGCTGAATCAAAATACATACCATCTTTGCCTTCTTCTACAGCTTTTAAAAAGTTAGCCCTTAAAGGCAATTTCATGTAGTTGGTTCTAGTGCCTTTTGCATAAGGATCAATAGGGTAGCCTTTTAAAAAATCTGTTTTTGGTTTTATTGCTTCTTTAAGTATTTTTATTCCGTTGCCAATATCAAAAGTCATTTCATCATTATTTACAACTTCTTCAAAATATCTTAAAGCCCTGTCTTCTGGTGTTCCTGGTCCATACTTTTGTCTTACAGCAGGAGAGCCAGGTTTAATCGCTTCTAACTCATAAAATATTTCATCCAAACTTTTGCCAAGCGATTCGGTAAATTTTTTCCCTGTTGCATCTTCTAAATCTTTTGTAGTTAAACTATATTTTTCAATCTTGTCTATATTTGGAGTTATTTTTTTATCCAGCAAATTATCTTTTTTCTTTTTGATGTTTTCTAATTCATCTAAATCATCAGCCAACGAAGGAGAGTCTAAAGTCAATCCTTTTTCTTTTTGTATGTTTTCTATTTCATTTTGTTTTTTTGCTTGCGCTCTAACCAATTTATTGACTTTTGGGTAAAATCTGTTGTATTCCTCCAAACTTTTTTTCAAAGCAACTACTTTCTTGCCATCAACATACGGACTTACAGGCACATCCTTTTGTGCTTGTGTAACAGCTTTTTTTAATTCTTCAAAAACTTCAAGAGGTAACTTTTCATCTATATTTTCTGTTGTATAATTACGGGCCTTAAACCCTGTTACGGCTTCTTTTTCAGCATCTTGAATAAATTTTGTACGAAGTTCTTCGGGAGATTTAATTTGAGGATATTTTCTTGCAGTTTTAATAGCAAAGTTAAAATTATCTCCTAATGTATTTCTTACAAAATTTCCTGCAACAGTATCGGTAGATAAAATATCAACTATATTATATATTTGACTGTCAGCGTTGCTTTTTGCAAGCTGACCTACTTCTTCTCCATAATCAGATTGAATCCTAGCTACGTTTAAAAGATTATCTCCACCTATAAATTCTTTAACTTTTTCAACTTCAGGAACGTCTGGCAATTTAAATTCTGTTGTACTATCAAAAACAAAATGGTCTTTGTGAGGCTTGTCTTGATAGTGATCATACTGTTTTCTATCTATACCCCTTACATGAAAAGTATTTTCTTTAATATTTTTAAACTCATCTCCTAGATCTTTTATTTGTCTTGCGTATTGATTACTGCTGACCAACCTTTTGCTTATGGCTCCTTGTTGATTATCTTTTATATAGTTAGCTAATCTTTGTCGAGTTATTTTATCTAAAGGGTTTCTAGATCTTATTTCATCAAAAAGCTTTGGATGTATCTCATCTGCTTCGTCTATTATATTTAATAACCTTAACTCACCTTTAGGAACACCAGCTTTCTCTAATTCATTTATATAAGTTACTAATTTAGCTTGATTGGGTAATTTTTTACTTGTATTAATAAATTTAGCAGCTTTGGATGTTAGGCCTTGGTTGTTAACTTTTGTGCCTGTATACATC